CCAGGCTGCACCTTGTTGCGACGGCAGAATGCGATTCGCAGTTGCAGTGTTGTATTGCAGGCGGCCCCACTTCGTTGAGGTGCCCGCCTGATCCTGAACGCCGATTGCTTGAAGGCCGTTGTTTATGATGGGAGCCGTGGTGCCGAGCGGGATTGTGATCGACGGTCCCTTCTGCTCCCACGGGCGCGCCGATGTAAAATAATCTTTGTCCCAACGTACTCTTTGAAGCGCACGACTTGTCGTCGTGTCGTTGCCTGGAGCTTTGGAAAAGGCGAGAGGAGTGTCCAGGTCCTGGTCGCGATAAAATTCATTGAAAATAAGAGCGTAAGCCCGAGCAGGTAGAGCAGAGAAAGTAGCAGCAGTGAGGGGAGGGATGCCCATGTAGTCCAGGAGATCGCCGACCGCGATGTCATTGTTGTCCACCGTCATTGTTGGAAAAGTTGTGGTGTCGTTGCCGTCCGGTCCACCGGTTATAAATTCTTCCCAGCCTTCGAATGTCAGGCGGTGAGGAACGAACCAGTGATGCACGCGGATATCGAGTTTGTGCATGACAGGAGCGATCATAGGCGAGCAGCGAAGGAGGATCGACGTATTGTGTTGGAAGCTATCGCCTGGGAGAACTTCGATCAGTCCGCAGGGGACCAGCTCGCCAGTGTCGCAGCTGAACAGTTTCGTGTGCGAGAGGTTGAACTTATTACGTCTCATAGATGTCTCCTGGTTTTGTAGAGTTTGGTTTTCGCTTTTATCGAGAGAACCTTCTGCCGGTACTCTTCAAGGACGTGGTGTTTAAGCGACGGATTTTGCGGATCATTCCGCGCACGTATTTGCAGAGGTAGCATTTCGAGCTCGTAGCGTTTGATCTCCTCCTCTGGTGCTTTTTCATCTCTACCTAGTTCTCTTCGAAGTCTCTTCCGCAGGTAGCGGCCGAGTGGCTGTGATTTAGCGCCAACGCGAAGCGCTGACGGAACGTCAGCGCTCGCAAAGTCTGGATGATCGAGAAGTGTTTTTGCAACAAAGGGCATGAAGCCCGCGCCGATGCCACCATTTTGGTTTGACTGTCGGCTAAATTCTGGTTCGCGCCCTTCCAGGCGCGAGTCGTGTCGGTGGGTCATCTTTTTGGTGACGTAGCCAGCCATATATCGGGCGCTGCCAATGTCCACCGTTCCGAGATCGACGTCACCGTGCCCCCATGTGTCTCCGACCAGGCGACATTGCACACAGCAAGAAGCCCATATTGGCCGGTTGGAGCCTGGTCGCCGTCGAGTGCGACCACGAAGGCATGTCGGGAAGCCGAAAAGGATTGCATGATAGTGGGGACGCCAGGTTTCATCACCGTATTCCCCAACAGCGTAAAATCTGATCTGCAAGGGCTTGATCCGATCGCGCAATCGTTTGAGCCAGTCTTGCAAGTGCTTCGGTCTTAGATCGTACAGTTCCGACCCGGTGGAGGTAACCACTCGCGGCAAATTCGAGTCGCTGTAGGTCAATCCTATAAAGGCGTTGTCCTTCCTCAGATTCGCTTCCATCTGTATTCGATGTGTCCATGTCCTGGCCCTGTTGAGTAAGCAGGGCTCGCACCGACCACAACGGTAAGCGCGAGCCCCTTGCATGTACGGTTTTTCGCAGAGCATCGGTTTAGAACCGGTAGCCGATACGAAGGCGGCGAGCAGGTTGACGACGCCGTGAAGTGACACGCCGCATAGGGCGTCTACCAAAGCGGCGGCGTGACATACGACGCGCGCGACCGCGCATCCGTCTCATTGAAATCACCTCCTTCCGAGTAGTGGTTGCGACATTTCCCGCAGCGAGCCGCGGGCCTTGAAGTTTATCGGATATTGCGATTGCAGTCTAAGCCGGGCTGCCTGGCCGTGGTTCATAAGATCGGCGGCCATGACAGCGAGCCCGGCGAGGCTTCCCCCCCATTCCCCCCATCGATCTTCGAAGGTTGATCCGTCAGACCAGCCCCGATCAAGATCGAGGTTCGTTCGTGCAGCTGTAAGCGGAGTGACTGGGTCCCGCTTTCCGACTGGTAGTTCGCCGTTAGCCGTTGGAAGAGGGGGATTGGCATTTTGAACAAGCCTCTGAACAGCGCTCGCAAGCGTGGTTCGTTTAATCTCAGTGTCGAGTTCGAGGTTCTTGACCTGGAGAGACTTGAGGGTTGCTGTATATGCATCGTCCCGCTCCGCGCCAGTACGCGTCGTGTTAATCGCGCGGCTGATATCTTGCCCTGACGAAGCGATTGCATTTCCGACTGAGTTATCAGCAGCGAAGCTAGCTGATACCGGAGTATATGAACTGGTGTTAGCGCCGAGAGCGTAGATCGGGTGGATGCCAGCTTTCTTTGCGTCATTGACCCTCCAGCGTATGCCTTGTTTTGCGAAGTCCTCCTGGGCCTTCATTTGCGCGGCCGTGTGTGCAGCTTGCTGAGCTCGCGCATCGTCAGCTGAGGATTTGTTGAACAGACCGCCGATGATGTTTGCGCCGGCGGAGATGAGTGGACCGATCATTTTTTACATCCGATGTTCGAGGTGGTGTTGCGTCTCACTTTCCTTTTGTGTCGCGATCCTCCTTTGCCAAGAGCGTGAATGACCTCCTTCCGTGTTTGTCGACGGACACAGACCAGGACGCCTGGTGCGGCTCGTTGAGTTGATCGGTCTCCGAAGACGAGCTTCGCCTGGGAGAACGCTTTCGGTTGAAGTAGACGAGTGCGCCCGCGTTGCTTGCGTACGACATTGCGATTGACCTCGGAAATGACGTGGGTGACCGCGCCCTGGACGGTCTTGAAGGGCCTGAGCTCGCCCTGGGGATGCCAGGTGCGGCGGTCGTCGATCAGGGTCAGGGGGGAAGCGTGGGTGACAGTCGGGGCAGTGAGGATTGCCGACAACGGGTCGTTAGCGATCTGGGTGCGATCGCGTCGGCCTCTTCGCTTTGCCATTTTGACTGCTCCCGTCTGTCACCTAGCGTAGTACCCATCAAGGCGGGGTACTACGCGAGCGTGGCTGATTTGCCACACTTTGTCTAGGGTTCGCCCTGGGGGGGCGTCGGTTGGACTTCCGAAGAAGCGGCCCCTGCGGGGCCAGGGACCGGCGCTGACGCGCCTTCCGTGGGGGGACGGCCCCCCACACCCCCCGGACCATATTTGGCTTCCATGCGGGCCTCGTGGAGCCGCAGTTTCTCGTAGGCGGCCAGGAGCTCGGCCTCGTGGCGTTCGAACTCGTAGGGCGAGGCGGGTTCTGTAGACCCGTCCTCATCAACGTCGAAGTCCTCGGCCTCTTCGGGCGTCTCCGCACCGAGCTCCTCCTGGAGCTGGTTGACTTTGTGCTCGAGCATTTTTTGTTGGATGAGCTCGAATAGCGATGGCTCGCGTTTGAAGCCGACCGGCGGAGCCAGGGGCGTGGGATCGCCGCGCTCGTACATGCGCGGCGGAGAGACGATTTCGCCGGTCTTGAGATCGACGCGCTCCTGGGTATTGAACAGACGTTTGAGCTTGCCAAGCATGAGATAGGAATCCTTTCAGGCTCTATCGTTGAGGTGGAGGTTAGAAGGTGATGCTACGGCCAGTGCGCGCGACCAGGCGGCGCGCCTGGACCGAATGTTTGGCCATGATGTAGAGCACGTCTTGAGATGGGACCGCGAACACGCGGTCGTCAGCAGGTTCGCAGCGAACGAATGCTGCGTTGAGCGCAGGCTCGGACGAGAAGATACGAGCGAAGTGCCAGTGATCGAGCACGGTGCGATATTCGCCTGCGATGGTAGAAGGCTCGCGCCGATAATCATCGTAGCGGTCCTGGTAGCCGAACACGCCGTCAGGTGAAGCAGCTGCGGCGTAGACTTCCTTGTTCAGGATTTCCTGCTGACCGATGGTCTCAAATTCCTTCTGCCAAAAGTCCTCTTTGGTGCGCCGGTTGAAGTGACGGGCAATGCCGTTGGCATAGATGGCTCGTGGCTTAACGGATAGAAGAGAGACAATGTAGCCGTGTTCCGGGAAGTAACGCCGATAACGGTTACTACGCATAGCGCCGATGCCGTGACCTCGCATCTCGCCGACAGGATCTTCGCCTTCGGCGGTCTGCAGCACTTCGGAAAATTGGATCGGGGCAGAGCCACCGCCGAGATATTCGGGACGCTGAAGGCGAGCATCAGGTGATTGCACGCCCAGATACCGAAGATATTCCGGGTAGCGAGAGCCGTATCGTGCACGAGCTTCCTCATAGCGTTGGAGTGCGAGAGCTTCGCGGAGGCGGTTGACGGTGATCGCCGAGGCGTTCGCCAGGTCGGCCGACATACCGCTCGTTATCGTGGTGCCGTCGCCGAGAAAGATGTTGTCCCCGTTTGACCAGGCTGCACCTTGTTGCGACGGCAGAATGCGATTCGCAGTTGCAGTGTTGTATTGCAGGCGGCCCCACTTCGTTGAGGTGCCCGCCTGATCCTGAACGCCGATTGCTTGAAGGCCGTTG